TGTACTACTAGTACTGATATACCCACGCCATCTGTCAACACCAATATACCCAGCATTTCCCACGCCGCTGCCATTGCCTCTCTGATTAACTTGAAAGTCGCCATTGATTAAAAGATTTCTACCAAACCTTGCAGTATCAGCAAGAGGAGTGACACCGTTTACTGTTGTAGTATTACCACCAGAGGCATCAACGATTGCGTTTGTTTGAATTGTACTCATTATGGTTTCTCCGGCCAAGTCACATCATCTAGTGATGTTGCACTATCTGTTATATCTCTAAGAGCTTGTCTGTATGTTTTCATAGCAGTAGGAATGTTTGTTCCCTTCTCTTTGTGCATAGTGACAACCCAATCTGTTTCTGCAAGTTTGGCGTTTCTTTCTATACGAAGAAGTCTTAAAGGTTCTGCAGCAATTAGTTCTGATTCCTTAGTATTTATTTCTTCTATAGTAGGTTGTGTCTGTTCTGTATCCAACCATTCAATTTGATCAAGTTCTGTTCCACGCAAAGTCCATTTTGCGTTAGGTCTTAAAATTTCAAGTGCTTGAGGTTTCATGTTCATACTAGAATCTCCATAGCAACAAATTCTGAATTAAGAGTGGCATTATTACCACCAAACCTTGCCCCGCCATTAGTAGAATGAAACCACACGGTGGCACCAGCATTACCTCCACCCCTCAAACTGTAAGTTGTTGAGCTGGTTGTTGCTGGAGAATCCATATGATACAATGAAACTACCCCATATTGATACCCACTAAATGAGGCTCTAACACAGGTTGTTCCTCTAAAAAGAGCACCAATAGCGTAAGAATTTGAATTGTAATAGTCGTATTGGAATGAAGCCATTAAAAGAATTTTACTACTTGATGATGTTGGGGTTATACTGAGAGAAGATAATTCAGCACCTTCCGAATTTGTTGGTGTTGTTCCATCAAATGGTATAGCTGATGAAGTTGCAGTTGTATTAATTGTTGTAGAAACAACTTGGGCAATAGTTCCCGATGGCAATGCAGAAGTGTTAACCCCAGAAACCATTCCGGCAGTAACAGTTCCAGTGTCACCAGTTGTAACAATGTTACCAGCAACATCTGGAATATTCAGAGTTCTGTTCGTATTTGTATTAGGACTGGCAATGGTAATGCTACCAGTTCCACTCGAATTTGGTTGTAGGACAATGTTACTCATTTAATATCTTTTCCTATTTTCTTTATACTATTTAGTCTGCATCGGCAATGGTTAGTTCTTTAGCCTCTACTTGACGCATTATTTCTAAATAATCTGTATTATCTAAATCTTTTGGTACGGTAGATACTACACCATTAATGGCACATGAAATTGCAATAATATCATCTGTTGTTTCACCATTAACCATATCTTTTATATATTTTGCATTTGTAATATTCATATCAAATAATCCTTAATAATCTGAATGTAAAATACACTGTGAAAGTGCATGTGGGCCCACATTTACCGCATAGTTATTAGTAAATGAACTAGAAGGGAAGTTTGATATTCGAAGCGCAATGAACCCATGATGTACTCCATGCCTTGTTACTGTTGGTGTAGAAGATGATTGTACTAAACTAGCAGCAGGTCTAAACGCTCTCCAACCTGTTCCAGTTTGACTTATAGATGGGGATGCTCTTAATGGAACTGCAAGTGGCATTACCATATCAAGTGCGGTAGTTCCTTGTGCTTTTGAGCTAAAAGCCACTGCATCTCCAGCTTCAGCCCAAACTTGACAATACCTTTGACATAACCTAAGTTGTTCACCATATGATAGTCTTTCAAATGTTGTAGCTTCTGTGCCTATTTCCATTTGGACATTTGTAATATCAATGTTACCATCTCTAACTTTATCCGAACCCTGATTAGTTGACCAATAAAATAAAACAGCCCAGTAATTGACTGATCCAATTGTTTTACTACTGAAATCTACAGCATCATAAGTATGTGTGAATTTTGTCCATGAAGTAGTAACAGGAACATCTACAAATCCACTATATTCGGTAGATGAACTGCCATAATAATATTCTCTTCTTAGTTGAAAGGTTGTAGCAGTATTAGCCTTAACCATAAATGATATGGTTACTTGTTTATTACTAAATTGTTCTATGCCCTCTATTGCTTGTCTTGAATAAGCTGTAGCACTAGCTCCCACAGTACCAGCAGTAGTAGCTCTCAGAAATTTTGGTGCATCTACACCATCGTGACCAGCATGTTGTTGACTCATTGCTAATGTACCACCAGCAGAAAAACATGCACTATACATTCTATCTAGAGTATTATAACCAGATTGATTGTTTGAATATGTGTGTGAAGTTCCTCTTTGAGCTATTTGGAAGTCTCCATTCATAAAAAGGTTTCTACGTCCAAGATTTACTGTATCAGCAATCTTTGGGGCCGTGATTGCATCTGAGGCAATATCTGCCGCTCCGATTGAACCGTCTTGTACTTTATCAATCCCTGTTGTTCCGTTAATTACTACAGCCATTACACTACCACCCATCTTGCGCCAGAAGGTACGGTAACTGTGACACCACTGTTTACAGTGAGAGTACCAGCACTTACGGCATTTTTATTTGTTGAAATTGTGTAGTTGGTTGTTACTGTCTGGTCGTTTTCGATAAACACTTGGTCTGAACCACCACCAGTAGCACCACCACCAACTGCACCCCAAGCACTATTTGAATATCCTTCAAATTGATTTAGAGTGGTATTGAATCTGAACTTACCATCTACAGCAGCACCACGTTGTGCAGTTGTACCTTTTGGTAGAGTAATAGAGTCTGTACCTGTGAGTACCATATTACTTGCAAGGTCTACACTTGCGACCCCACCATCAGTAATATCTGAACTGCCAACAGCACCAGACGCAATAACACCAGATTTAATTCTTGTTAAGGGCATATTATTCTTTTCCTTTTAACATCTTTTGTAGTTCAGCAGTAGAACCAACAAACAATGCATTCGTTACATTCTTTGGGCCTTGGTTAGGCACTTCTTTTAATTTCTTCATCTTCGCCTGCAAGTCACCAAGTTTCTCTGTTACGTCTGCAACCTGTTTAATCAAGTTCCCAGCAACCTCATATGCTCTGGGATGTTCACCTTCTCTTGCGAGGTCTAGGATACCATCAATTGCATCCTGTCCTCTTTCTACCAACTGATAAAAATTCTCTCGCTGATATTTATAATCATTGTCAGTATCTTGTTCATTTGTTTCTGGAACAATTACTGGGCGAGGTGGAGTAACTTCTCTTGTAGCTGTTTCCACAACATCTGTTATTCCAAGAACATTATCTAAAATTTCAGTCTGGTTAGACATTTTTCACCTATGGTTTTGCGGGCCACTTAACTTTATCCAAAGAATTGTAGTCCTTTGTGATATCACGAAGAGCTTGTCTGTAATCTTTTTGTGCCTGTGTCATAGTCAAGTCTGAACTTGCCCACCAATCAGTTGCAGCAATCATTCTGTCTCGTTCAGCACGAAGATCTTTCATTGGTTTTGCCGCATCCAAATCTTGCATCTTTACATTTACCGCATCCCAAGTTAAACCTTCAGGCCAGTCAGAAGAGTTGTCTGATTCTATTGCAGAACCATCCTCTGTTTTGCCTATGACTTTCCCGAACATACTTGCAAACTCATCTGCATTTGTTGGATGTCCTCTAAGGACATATTCTGTGACACCAAGCGCTTCTAATGCGTCTACTACTGTTGCCATTATTTTTTCTCCTGTTTATTCATTCTATTGTTTAATTTCTTTTACAAGAAGATTTCCACCGATATTTGCATCATAGGTAGTAATATACTGTGCTCCAGAGTCACCATGAATATAACTCTGTATTCTATATGTTACTTGTGAAGTTGTGCCTGGCGTATCTTGCATGATACCACTCCAAACATCATCATATTCATTAGTTGCATTTCTAACTTGATGTTGTTCAAAATTACTTGTGGTATTAATAATTAAATTACTAGAACCACCAGAAATATCTCTATAAACTCTAAACCCACCTCTCATTGGCGAACCATTACTGTTTATTCTAAATGGAACAACATAATGATACTCTAATACGCTGTTACTATACTGTGGAGTAATACTAATTGTATAATTTGTATTTGCCCAAGTCGCAGTACTGTTATTGTTGTGAGCGGCAGAGTTTGCAACCTGTACAGTTTGGATAACAGTGCCTGGCGCTTCAATTGCACTTGTAGACACAAGTTTCTTTCCAGAAGCAATAGTAACAGTTGTTCCTGTCTCCGCCGTGATTGTGTTAACTGCTAAAGTACTCATTGTGCAATCTCCATAGCAAGAAATGTTGCTGTGTTTACAGCATTACTTTGATCATTATACCTTGCTCTGTTTCCATTTATTTCAAGTGTATAAGTTAATGCACTTGTAGAACTATGTGTTGTATCAAAGAAATTAAATCCCCACCAAAGTGTTGACCAATCACTGTGGTCTGTAAATCCCTGTCCATCATTTGTAAAAATTACACTTCCGTTTCTTTTACATCTTATCCCAGAAACCTCTGGAGCGCCAGCATCATAGTGCCATCCAGCAGCAGAGTTTTGAAGAAGAATAAGACTATTAGAAAATTTAGGTGTTATGACAAGACTATGACCAACATTCAAATAAGTGCTTGATGTTGCTTGTACATTTGAAGTAATAACTGACCTTGTAACTTGAATAATATGGCCTGGAACATGTACTGTGTTTGCAGTTGTTGCCCCTACAATGTTGTCTACTGTTAATGTTGATGCCATCTCTTATATCTCCTATACGATTGACAAGTTGCCACTAACAGTAAGTGTGACACCATCTGCAACTGCCAGAGGGCCTGCTGCAAGTGCATTGTCTGTTGATGCAATTGTTACGTTTGTGTTTAATGTCGGTTCGTGTACTCTGAAGATATGTCCCTTACCATTAGTAGAACTTCCGCCATTAGATTCTCCTTGGAAAAAACCACCACCCAAATCTGCTTGTGCAGAAGTGGCAATCTTTGCCAGTGTTACTGCACCGTTTGTGATTTCAGCAGTTGTAACTGAGTTGTTCGCCAAATCTTCTGCGGCGATAACATCTACTCCGATACTTCTTGATATGATTTTTCTAATTGCCATTTTTCTATTCCTTATTATCCCAACATAACCATTTGCATATTTGTATGATTACTGCCACCGTAAACATCTGCATTACAATGAAAA